TGGAAGTGAACGACTTTTGAATACTGGTCTGAAATTGGTCTGAAATTGCTTGTTTTTACCCTTGACATATAACGATATACGCGCTATAATAAGGGCAGATTAAACAAGGAGACACGAAATGAACCAGGCGCACACAGAGAAAAAAGGAAAAGGCTACATCGGAAAATCAATGAGCGTCAACGCGCAAATTGCTTACGATTATGACGAGATGCCAAAAAGCAAGTGGACGAAGAAAGCCATTTTGCAATATCTTGATGAGAATGACCGCTTAGACCTGGTTGAAAAAGCCAGAAACTTGCCTCTCTATGTTTTGCGTGAATATCTTGAAAACACTGGATATCATCACACAGGCGCGTTTTACAAAACAACACGCTTTTACATTTTCAACATCAAATGGTTCGACGAAGCAACAGAAGCCCATTTTGAAAGCATTATCAACGCCAACAAAGCAAAAAACCCGAAAAAGACCAAAGAAGAACGTGATGAAATCAAGCGCAAGGAAGAAATCAGAAAGGAAATGAAAGCTGAAAAAATCGAACGCGAAAAGCTGTTCAAATACTCTTCTTACAAAACGCTAAAAGGCTTTTTGAGAAATGTAACGCCTGAACTCGAACAGAAACTGGCAGAAAAAGACAGGAAGCAATCCAGGCGCGCCGTGAACAGTTGCGCGAAACATGGACGAAACAAGGTTTTGAACATGGCTTAGCAAGAATAAATGATGATGACTTCATTGATGGTTACATCAGTTTTTAGCAAAAAAATAAAGGAAAAGGTTACGCATGAATGATAAAAAACACAAACCAAGCCCAGGGCCAACCCCGCTTTATGGCGAGCCCATGAAACAAACCGCAATCTACATGCCGGCGCATATGATTGACTGGCTAAAATCGCAGGACGGCACCATGTCGGAGGTGATACGCGCCATGATCGAAGACAAAATGCGCGCATATCAAAAGAAAGGAAAATAATGGAATACCACCGACTGGACGAAATGCTTGACTATCACTCACGCTGCGAAGCCGAAATGGACTTTGAAGCGACTGGCGAGTGTGAGTGCGAAAGCTGGATGTTCGATCGCAATGAGGACGGCTACGAATGCACAATCTGTGGTAGCCGCATCAGCGAAGACGAGTTTGATGAGCGATTTCCGCTCCCATTTTAGAAAGGATGCAAAATGATTGAAAAGTTTTTTGACGCGATTATCGCCATGACGCTATTCTCCGGCTTTTGGATGCTGGTTGTCATCGTGACTGTGATTGTTGAGTGGTTTCAAGAGGTGCGGAAATGAAACAGGGCGACATTATCCGAGTTTGGAATAGTGAGCGTAAAAGTGACGGCAGTTGCGTTGCTGAAGTCGACAAGGTTTATGGCAAGGCTGGCGCTGTGATCGTGCAATTCAAAACACTTGACGGCACGATGTGCTGGAGTTGCTCAATCTTCGACCGTCCTGGATGGGTGCTCTCGGAATGGGGCACATCCTACATCCATCTTTGCGAGCCGATTGAAAAAGAAAGTGCTCCAGAAGACACGCTGAAGCACTGTACGAAATGAGCCCTATTTCTAGGGCAATCTACTAACGAAAGGATACCACAAAATGACTGAATTAGCAATTTACCAAGAAGGCACAATCATCAAGTCTTACAGCGATGTTGAAAGCGTCGCGAAGGCAATGGTGGCAAGTGGCTTTTTCAATGACGCCACGAAAATATCACAAGCGATCGTCAAGATCATGGCGGGCGCTGAAATCGGCATTGGCCCGTTTGGGTCAATGAACGGCATTCACATTATTCAGGGCAAGCCAGCGTTCGGCGCGAATGTCATGGCAAGCAAGGTCAAGTCGTCCGGACGCTACAACTACCGCGTCACGGAAATGTCAGACACTGTTTGCACCATCGAATTTATGGAGCACTTCAACGGATCTTGGACGGCAATCGGCACTTCAAGTTTCAGCATTGCTGACGCCAAGAAGGCCGGCACAAAGAACTTGGACAAATTCCCACGCAACATGTTATTCGCGCGCGCCATGAGCAACGGCGTTAGATGGTTTTGCCCGGATGTCATGAACGGCAGCACGGTTTACACGCCGGAAGAACTTGGCGCGGATGTAGATCAGGACGGTAATGTCATTGACGACATTGTGGAGGGCGACTTTCAGGAAGAAGCACCCCTCACGCCAGCCGAGTTGAGCGCCGCCGTGCAGGACACCAGAAGCACACGCGAGCAAATTCAAGCGGAATTGCCTGAACTCACGCTCGAGGAAGCCTGTAAGGCGACTGACAGCAACGGCAAGCTTTACATGAATAACACAGCGCGCGTTGTTGAAAAGATTGTTAGCGCGCTTTGGAAGCAGTTACTCGAGAATCACCTCGAAGCTGACGAACGAGCCGAGGCGCTCACAAAACTGGCGAGCGCGATCGTAATCCTGAAAGCCAAGCAAGACGGCTCATTGAATTAGCCACAAAGGGAGTGGCACTCATGGATCTCCTTTTTCTTACAGCCTCGCCGGTGGCGTTGTAACCGGCAGAAAGGTAACACGAAATGACTGACATCTACACCCAAATTGAAGAGTACAGCCGACTTACCGCAGGCATCAGCGACATAGAAACGCAAAAGCAGGCGCTTATTGAGCGCGTGCTGACACCTGAAATAAAAGACCTGTTGGCTGAAATTGACGCCGAGTTTGACCCGAAAATTGCCGAGCTGAACCAGACGAAAGCCATTCTGGAAGCGCAAATCAAAGCGCAAGTACTGGAAGCAGGGCGCACGATAAAAGGCTCATTGCACAGCTTTACGTTCTCAAAGCCAAGAATCTCCTGGGATTCAAAAGGGCTTGATGGTTACGCGGCAGCGCATCCCGAGATTTTGCAATTCCGCGAAGAGGGTAGTCCAAGCGTGAGCGTTAGGAAGGCATAAAGATGAACCCAAGCGAATATTATAAACGACTGATAGCCAGCATCACCGAAGATGACGTGAGACGCGTTGCTGAAGTGATGGCGGAGCACATTGGCGAGGAAAATCGCATAACGTTACAAAACCTCGTTGCGCTCACGAAATTGAACGAGCGCACGGTTCGCGTTATTCTGAACACGCTGGTGGTGGAGTTTGGCATTCCGATTGGCGCGTTTTCCGGACGTGCTGGCAGGTGGATTTGTGCAACACAGCAGGAACTTGACATGGTGATCAGCGATCTGCAATCACGCGTGAATGAGACAAAGGCAAGAATAAACGCGTTGAGATTAGCAACGATACCCGCGGAGCTTGATCGCGTTGAAAAGCTTGAAACAGTCGCCCCAACGCTTTTCGAACTTCCAGAACCAGAGCAAAAACAAGAATGGTGGCGGTGGAAAAGTGGAAATGTACCAACAAACTATTTCGCGAAAGGATGAGATGAAAAGAATGGAAGCACTGGAAAAGAAGTACCAGAAGATCGCAAGCAAGACCACAAAAGAACTTGACGGTATGAGCATATCAGAACTGATGGCCTTGCGTGGCAATATGATCGGTTGGATGGAGGCTGTAATTGCTGAAAGCGGCGCGCGTGGCGTGGTTGAGATTGACGGCATGGAGCGACTGCCGAGCCTGTACGATTTTGCCGCGGTCGAGTTTGCGCTTAGGCAGGTAGAGACCGAGATCGCGTGGCGGGAGTTGGGGGAATGATGAAACAGATTAGCGAAAAGGCGAAAGACTTGATTGAGAACCTCAGAAAGTTTGCTGTCCAAGATGAGATTGGTGGACTGATAAACAAGGTTGCTGGTGCAAGGGTGGCGTCGTTTGAACTTGAAGACTACATTGCCAAGCTAGAAGCCGAAAACCGCGCGCTTAGGCATGCGCTGGAGTTGCGGGAGTGTGAGGAAGCCGAGCACAAGCCAGACCCGCTCAAAGACGTCCCGTATGTGTCGTTGAGCAACGCAGAGATTGAGGCGATGACACCTGAGCATCCGCTGTACAAGTTGGTGCATGGTGAGGGGAGGTGTGAAGTTGAATAACAAAAATGAGCAGGAATTGATGCAGCGCAATACAGAAGAAAGGGAGCAAAATGGCTAACAGACGCATGATAACTTCTGACATATTTTCTGATGATGTGTTTATGACGCTTGATGACTTTACGCGCCTTTTATGGATTGGACTCATAACTGTTTGCGCAGATGATCAAGGAAGATTTCAGAACAACGATTTTTTAATAAAATCCCAAGTGTTTCCTGCTGATAAAAAAACACCCGCCAAAATTGCAAAATCTTTGCAGATTTTAGAGCAAAAGGGGTTGATTTACTGCTACGAAAAGGAAGGTAAATCTTTAGCGCAAATAGTAAATTGGTGGAAACATCAAGCGCCATCTTGGGCTGCCCCCTCGTTGCACCATGCGCCTGACGGTTGGATTGACAGGGTTAAGGTGAACACTAAAGGCAACAACATACTTACTGAAAATTGGTC